TAGGCCACGCAGATACAGAAACAGGTGGCGTAGCTTCTTCAAGTCTTCGTCTTTTAAGTGCAGAAAGGCTAATCAATTCTGGTAACTTAAAGAAAGAAGATAAACAGGAGCTTAAAAATATAGTACAAACTTTAAAAAGCAAGGTAGAGTTAACAATATCACATGAAGATGTAGTAGACAGCAATGGAAACCTTAAGAAAGAATATATTCCAGTCCTTACGTATCAAGCGGCTTGGACAAACCAAGAGCAGTCTAATGATACGGAAACCGGGCTTATAGAAAGTTTTCAAAGAAGTTTAGGAGATATTGCTACAAATAAGTCATCATTATCTTTAGAAGAAAAAATAGCAAGTGTTATTTTTTATAATGTGGCTGGTAAGCCCCTACGAAATAAAAAAACTAAGGGTAGAAAAAATAAAGTAGAAAAAAGTAGTTCAAAAGGAAAGGAAAAACAGACTTTTAAGAAAAAGTCTTCTGTACCAGTAGTAAAAGGGTCTGGAATTAAAGCTGCACTTTTAAAAACTGCTAAAGCTAAAAAACGATCTTCTGCAGGCAGTGAATTATTTTCTTTAGCAGTTCTTTTAAATAAGCAATTACCAAGCACTGTTAGAAAGAATATGGGACCGCCAGGTCTTGAGAATGTTACAGGAAGATTTGCAAATAGTGTAAGAATTACTGATATATCAAAAACGTCACAAGGCTACCCAAGTATAGGATATACTTACAATAAAACACCATATCAAGTATTTGAAGTAGGCATGGGTAGAGCAGGTTGGGCAACTACAGAAAGAGACCCAAGAAAACTTATTGATAGATCAATAAGAGAAATAGCTGCAAATATGGCAATTGGAAGATTTTATACTAGGAGAGTGTAATGGCTACAAGAGATTATACAACACGACGTCAGTCTATTAGTAATGCTCTTGTAGATGTCTTAAAAAAGATTAACGGCACAGGAGAGTTTTTAACTGATGTAGGAGATAATGTAAGCCCAAGACTAAAATTTTGGGACGAGATAGAAGAATTTCCAGCTATACACTTAAATGCTTCTGGAGAAAGTCGTACTTATCAAGGAGGCGGGTACAAAGATAGATTTTTAAATGTAACAGTTCGTTGTTATGTAAATGAAGAAGATGCTGTTGATGCACTCGATAGACTACTTGAGGATGTTGAAACAGTTTTAGAAGATAACCAAAGAATGAGGTATGTTGATAGACGCGGAGGCGTACAATATACCCATCAGAACACAATAGTCAGTATTGATACTGACGAAGGTGTATTAGATCCTCTTGGAGTAGGAGAAATACTCTTAGAGGTTCGATACTAGAAAATACTGGCAGGAACAAACGTTCACGACCAAGTCTTTTCAAGATACATAGGAGATAACTATGGCAGAAGCATTATATTTTGCTAGAGACTCGAAACTTTTTATCGAGTTTGATAGCGTATTTTGGGAAATTCCTGTGCTGGATGGGTTTAGTTTTACTCAAACCACAAATGCTACAGAAATTACCCTAAATGAAATGGAGAGCACAGCGGGTGTCAGTCGTAGAGGTCGTAGAGCTTTTAATGACTCCTTGGCACCTGTTGAATGGTCTTTCTCAACTTATATTCGTCCTTTTAAGTCCGTTGGAGGCGTCGGGACAGGCTTAGCAGATGATACTGCAAATACACATCATGCTGTAGAAGAAGTTCTTTGGGCGATGTTTACTGGTGCTGACAATTATGATACCACTAACTTCGATTTTGATAGAACTACTCCTTCAGGTCAGGTAACTAATCCTGATACTACAGATATGAACATAGCATTTACATCTTCAAATGTAAGTACTCTTGGTACTGCAAATATTTATTTTGTTCTTGGTAATACTAACAAGCAGGTATATAAAATAACACAAGCAGTTGTAAATGAAGCTACTGTTGACTTTGAAATTGATGGTATTGCTACAATTAACTGGTCTGGCTTCGGAGCTCAGATTATTGATATGTGGAGTAATACTATAGAAAAAGCCTCCACGCCAGATGGCGCTACTGATAATAATAACGGTGGTAATGCAGTAGCTGCAAACGACCTGTGGCTAGATTCCAGCGACGAGTATCGCCCTTATATTATGTCATCAGCTAGTGCTACAACTACAGCTCATGTTTTTGAAGATGTAACTGCTACAGATAACTTTATTCGTAATCGTTTGACTGTACTGGATATACAGCCAGATACTACTCTTAGTGGGCAAACTGGTCTTGAAACTTCATATAGTATGACACTTACAGGCGGTTCCGTTACTTTTAGTAATAATATTACTTATATTACTCCAGAAGAATTAGGAACAGTAAACGTACCTGTAGGTCATGTAACTGGTACTCGTAGTATTTCAGGAAGCTTTACCTGTTACCTGAATAGAGACGATACTTATACTAATGACCAAGTATCTGCTAACTTCTTTGAAGATATGAAGGGAATTTATACTGTAATTACAAATGAGTCAGATCTTACCTTTAAGATAGGAGGCGCTTCTGGTACTCCTCGCTTAGAAATTAATCTGCCGACTTGTCACGTTGAGATTCCTTCTCACTCGATTGATGATGTTATTAGTTTGGAAACTACTTTCCAGGCTCTTCCATCTACAATTACTTCAGCAGATGAGGCAGCTCTAGTTTATGTAGGAGCCGCTAACTAACATACTAAAAAATAATTCTTGACTTTTATGGTCACATGAATTATACTATATGGTATGAAAAATGAAAGTAGGGAGGTTTTTGCCTCCCTACTCTTTTAATAATAATAAATAAGGATTAATATATGAGTGATACACCTATTTCTTTAGCGAGTCTTATGGCTCCCAGTAAAACAGTAACAGTAGACTTTCCAGGGTACAAAGGTTTTAAAGTAGACTTGTGTTATCTTGCAAGGGAAGAGCTGATTAAGTTACGTAAAAAATGTTTGTCAACAAAGTTTAATAGGAAAACTCATACTCCTGAAGAAATTTTGGACGAAGAAAAATTTCTTACAAATTATACTCAAGCAGTACTTAAAGGCTGGAAGGGCTTGAAATTCAGCTACCTAGAAGAGTTTCTTTTGGTGGATGTTTCACAGTTCGACCCCGATGATGAACTGCCTTATACTCAGGATAACGCAGAGCTTTTGATGAGAAACTCGAATGGCTTTGATACTTGGGTAACTGAAACAGTTGGTGACCTAGAAAATTTTACTGGTCGCAAGTAGCCGAAATACAGAAGCTACTTGCACGATACGTAAAAGAGCAAACCTCTAACTTTGATGTAGAGAATTATTTACGTATTTGTGAGCAGCTAGGCGAAGAACCAAACCCTCAAAAGATGCCGCTTACTTACTCGGATTTTCCAAGTGAGGTACAAGTGGCATTTTTTATGTTTGATTTATTATCAGATGTGTGGGAGGGAATGTCTGGCACTTATATGGGTAAAGACTGGTCATCTGCTAATTTTCTTTTTGAAACATATGAAATAGAAGACCCAAGACAAACATTATATTTTATGAAGCTCTACGAACGAGAAGTAATGGCACAAAGAGCGGAAGAGGCAGAGCAGAGACGAAAAAAGGAAGAGCAAAAAGCTAAAAGAGGGAGCAATCTTACTCCCAATAGTGTACAAAGATAATGGCAAAGAAAAATAAAGTTACTATAGACGTAGAAGCGAAAGGCAAAGGCTTTAAAAAAGTTGCTGTTGAGTCAAAACAAGCTGGCGACGGCTTGGACGCTGCTGCGAATGGTAGCGAAAACTTCTCTAAGAAACAGAAAGGCGTAGCAGGAGCTACTTCAAACAGCACTAAAGCGTTTGCTAAAATGCAGATGGGTAGTGCTGGGCTTGTGGGCGCCTACGCCTCATTAGCTGCTCAATTATTCGCAATTAGTGCAGCATTTAATTTTCTAAAATCAGCTGGAGATCTTAAAGTACTACAACAAGGACAAATTGCATACGCCTCTTCAACTGGTATAGCAATGCGAGTTTTAGCAAATCAAATTCAAGAAGCTACAAATGCTCAAATTACTTTTCAAGATGCCTCTCAAGCTGCAGCTATTGGTACTGCTGCTGGCCTTTCTCAACAGCAACTTAAAGATTTAGGTACTGCTGCAAAGGATACTTCTCTTATTCTTGGTAGAGATGTTACAGATTCTTTCAATCGTTTAGTGCGTGGTGTAACTAAAGCGGAGCCAGAACTCTTGGATGAACTTGGTGTTATTCTTCGTTTGAACGATGCAAATGAAAAATATGCTGCAAAACTTGGTAAAAGTGTAAGCCAACTTACTCAATTTGAAAAAAGCCAAGCAGTAGCAAATGATGTACTTGAACAAACCCAAGAAAAATACAGTAATATTATTGGAAGCGACACAGAAGTAAACCAGTATGCACAGCTTGCAAAAGCTTTTGATGATATTCTTATATCTGTTAAAAAAGTAGTAGATACAATAGTTGGACCTTTTGCAAAAGTATTGACTGAAACTCCTATGCTAGGTGTAGCAGCTCTTGGATTATTAGTAAAAGGTCCATTGGCTGCAATGGGATTTGAATTTAAAAATGTAACAGCAGCATCAAAAGAAGCTCTGGAAGCACAAAGAAAAAGCTATGGTCAGTTAAAGAAAAATGCAGAAGCCGCAAAACTAAGTGTAGGAGAGCTAACTAAAAAAATTGAAACACAAGCTATTGCTTTTAATAAAGCTGGAAGCACTTCTGCAATCTTTAAAAAAGTAGCAGAGGGAGGCAAGCTAACAGGCACAGATAAAGCTAATTTAAATAAAGCTGTTAAAGCTGCTGAAGCACAGTATAGACAGCATGGAGAAATTGTAAAAGGAATATTTAAAGGAATGGATATTGCCATTGTTAAAGATTTTAGGCTGGCAATGAAACAAATGGCAGACGCAGAGTCTGGTCTAGTTACAAGTACAAAGAGAATGGAAGCTCAATTTAAATTAAGCTTTGCCTCCATTAAATTAGGCTTTCAAACTCTTAAAACTGCTGCAATTACTTTTGGTGCTACTCTCCTAAATGCTTTAGGCTGGGTTTCACTAATTGCATCTTTGTTTATGGTTGCTGCGGATCACTTTGGCTGGTTTGAAAAGAAGCAAACGAAAGCGCAGAAAGAGGCAGAAAAACTCTCAGAAAAACTAAAAAGCCTAAATGAGCAGTATACAAACTTTCTAGAAATTCAAATGCGAATAATGAATGTTAGTGGCTCTACAAATACTGCTATGTCAGCTATTGGTAATCAATTAAGCGCTTTAAGTACTAAGGAAAATATTATTGCTGTTAATGATTATATAAAAGTAAGGAATGAACTACTAGAAGTAGAAAAGGAAATAGCAACAGCAGAGGCAAATAATAGAGAAGTTAGAGATCGGGGAAACGGAGTACTTATAAATACAAAAGAGTTAAACCAAAGGAGAGAGTCTCTAAGAACTACAATAGATGAAAATTACGCTTATGACGATCAAATTCCAATTTTACAAAAAGCGTTGCAGTTAGATAGAGGTAGAAATAAAGCAGCAAAAGAACTTCTTAAGATATTGACTAATGGCGGCACTAAAGAGCAGATGGAAGCTGCATTTTTAAATATGCAGAATTTAGGAAGCGCCATTAGTGCTGCTGACCAAGCAATAAAAGCTGCTAATCAATCAGTCCAATCTTTTTTCGGAAATCTTAGTCAAAATACTGCAGGAGACAATGCATTAAATGATATTCGAGTAGCCTTTAGTGCAATGGAAGATAATTTTAAAAATTTAGGTATAAATACTTCTGGCTTAGGAACTTTAGGCGGTATAAATGCAGCCATTAAAGAAATAAGGGCTGAACGACAAAAAGCCATGCAAGAAATATCAATGGAAGAGGTGTATAGTGGTAGACAAGAGTTTATACAGCCATTTATGGATAGAGAGTTAAGAACTCTTTTAAAAATGAAAGAACAGTACGAAAAAATAGAAACAATAGTTGAGCAGGAGCATAGAGCTCAAATGGCTCTTTTAGGTATTGAAGAAAGAAGAAGCGCTGTTCTTAATAATAGTGTAGAGTATCAAAGAAATCTTGTTAATGCAACTTTTAACAAGCAAAAAATAGATCAAGAAATAATAAATAACGAAGAAGCAATTAATGCATTATTAATAGCTAATAACGCGGTGTCTGGGGATGAATTAGTTGATGCTGCTAGAAGACGTTATGAAGCTCTTGTTCAACAAGGAAGACAGCTAGTCATCAATCAAGGAATAGCAAAGGAAGAGCTATTTATACGTCAAAGTACTCTTGATGTTGAGAGAGAGATTTATTATTTAAAAGGACGCTCCCAAGTATTAGAGGTACAAAAACAACAACTGGAAATGCTCCAAAAAGAGTTGGGGTTTAAAAAGAGCATTCTTGAAAACGAAGTAAAACTAGCTCAATTTAGATCAAATGCACAAAATAGATCAGAACAATTAGGTTTTACAAATGCAATAAAAAAAGCAGCAGGCATTACTGAACAAGAACAGTCTAAAAGAAATTTAGAAGTAGAAAGAGCTTTTTTAACTAGACGGATTGAAGTAATTAATTTCGAAGCAGAACAAAAAAAGAAAAGCATAGATTTAGAATATAAATTACTAGAGTACAAGTTAAAAATAGCTGCAAATGAAGCTGCTCTTAAATCCCAAGACTTAGCGGCAAAGGAAGATTTTACTGGGTCTTATTATCAAGCAGAAATAGCTAGGGTTAATCAGGAAATGCTAAGTGGAGTTTCTCAAGCTCGAGAAGGAGCTTTAGCTGCTCTAGAATCCGATAGAAGAACTGGAGTAGAAGGACTTTTAGACAGACTTGGAGAACTAGAAGTATTAAATTCTAATTTAAGCGACATGGAAAGAATCTTTGATAGTGTAGGTACTTCCTTTGTTAATAGTTTTTCAGAAGGAATTAATGCGCTTATTCAAGGAACTGCAAGTGTTAAAGACGCATTTAAAAATATGGCAGTTGCAATTCTTAAATCAATTTCAGAAGTTATTGCACAATTAATTGTAGCAAACTTATTAAAAGCCGCTTTAGGGGGCCTTGGAGGCTCCGGTGGAGGCTTTGGTAGCTTTATTCCTTCTGGAGGAAGATCTTCTCCAGGCGGCGCAATTAATTTTGATACTATGTACGGCTTTAGACGAGGCGGTATTGTCGAACAGTACGCAGAAGGTGGAATTGCACGTGGTAGAGAAGCTGGTTATCCTGCTATACTACATGGAACCGAAGCAGTAGTACCACTTCCTAATGGGAATAAGATCCCTGTTGAAATGATGAATGGTAGTGGGCAAAACAATAATGTTACTGTAAATGTATCTGTAGACAACCAAGGCAAAGCAAATTCAAGTTCTCAGCAAGATTCTAATCAAGCAGGCAACCTTGGAAAAGCAATCGCAAAAGCAGTACAAACAGAACTACAAAATCAGAAACGTTCAGGTGGAATACTTAATCCATACGGAGTAGCATAATGGCAATCGGATTCACAACTTCAGCAGCCTACGGTAGCAGACAAATTATTCCTGATAAAGGGTTGGGCAGACAATCTAAGCCTCGAGTTCGTATTGCAAAGTTCGGGGATGGATACGAGCAAAGAATTGCAGACGGACTAAATCCAATTGAAGAAACTTTTAACGTAACTTTTAATAATCGTACTGAAGCTGAGCTTGATGATATTACGGGGTACTTAGCATCTTTAGGCGGAGTAACTTCTTTTTACTTTACAGTTCCAGACGATAATGCAGGGGGAGAACTTACAGTCAAAGTAGTTTGTGATACTTATAATCAAACTTATACTTATGATGGACACCCTTCTGCGAGTGCAACTTTTAGACGAGTTTATGAAGCATGACAGATTTAATAGATGTAGTACAAAAACAAGACCCAGGAAGTGAACTTGTAGAACTGTTTGAGCTTACTTTAAGTGATGGAACAGTTTTATATTTTCATCCAGACTTTGATAGTGATAACTCTACAGCTAGTGAAGAAGGCTATATTTATTTTCGTGAGAGAACTAGCCCATATAATATAAAAAGTTATATGCCTTTTCCAATTCAAGTAGATGGAATAGAGTATAGCGCAGATGGGGCTCAAAATAGACCTAACCTTACTGTTGCAAATGTAACTTCTGTTTTTGATACTGAAATAGGTGATTTTAAAAATGATGACTTAGTTGGTCAGCCTGTTGTTAAAAGAACCACTCTAAAAAAATACTTATATGAGCCAGGAGGTTCAGCAGGTGCATATGATTCTACAACTCCGCCTATTGAATTCCCTATTCAAAAATATATAATTGATAGAGTTTCACAAGAAAATCCTATTTCAGTAACATTCGAATTAGCATCTCCTTTTGACTTAGGAGGTATACAGATTCCAAATAGAAGTGTATTAGGAAAATACTGTTCCTGGGAATATCAAGGAAATGATTTAAATTCTCGTGGCGGGTGTATTTGGAGTAAAAATAGTTTAATTGAACTTGGCACAAGTACGACAACAACTGGGGATTTTAAGGCATACTTTACAGAAAAAGACGAGCCTATAATTGATGAAATTATTTTTACTACAAATACACCTTGGGCAACTTCTACTTCTTACTCAGTGGGAGACTTAGTTTTAGAGAGTGCAAAAGTTTATATGGCAAATACTGCACACACTTCGGGAGCAACTTTTGCGGGAGATTCAGCAAATTGGGATCTTATTGCAGATACAGCATGGGCAACTTCTACTTCCTACGCTGTAAATTATTATGTAAAGAGTGGCAATAACTACTATCGATGTAACACTGCCCATACTTCTGATGCTACTTCGTTTTCTGCTGACTCGGCAAAGTGGGACACAATCTATTTATATAAAACTTGGGATACTTCTCCCTCTGCCACTAATACTTTTTCGGCAGGAGACTATGTAGAATATGATAATGGTACTCAAACTACAATTTGGAGAGCTTTATTAGCAAGTACAAATAATGATCCAACTGAGAGTACTACATGGACTCGCGCAGATAAATGTGGAAAGAAATTATCCTCTTGTAAGTGTAGATTTCAAGTTACAGCTAGGCACCCCTATACAACTAGTAATGCAACACCTCAAGTAGTTAAAAGAAGTAGTGTTCCTCTTCCTTTTGGAGCATTTCCAGGAACAGGTAAGTTTAGATGATCGAACAAATAAAAGAGCACTTTGAAGAGTGCTATCCTCAAGAAGGTTGTGGAATTATAGGAATAGTAAAAGGTAAGAAAAAGTGGTATCCTTGCACAAATCTTGCAGAAGAGAATGATGACTTTATATTAGATCCTAGTGATTATGTAAAAGTAATGAAAAAAGCAAATATATTTGCTATAGTTCATAATCATATACATAGTTCAAATGAAGCAAGTGAGAATGATAAAAAATACTGCGATGCTTTAGGAATACCTTACTATATTTTTTCTTTTCCCTCAATGGAATTAAATATAGTAGAACCAGAAGTTAATTGCAGTCCTTTAATAGGCCGCGACTATGAATTTGGTAAACATGATTGTTTAGAAGCAGTAAGAGATTATTATAAAGAGTATTTAGATATAGAAGTACAAAAACGATTACCTTATTTAGATGATTGGTGGAAAATTGGAGAAAACTATTTCACAGAAGAACATTTAAAAGAATGGAAGTTTATTAAAGTAGAAGATTTAAGAAAAAATGACATATTAATTTTTCAAATGGAAGCAGATGTACCTAACCATTGTGGAGTTTACTTAGACAATGATATATTTTTTCATCATGCTGTAAATCGACTCTCATGTCGAGAAAATCTTTATCCGTTGTGGAAAAAGTATTTAGTAGGAATTTATAGATACAATGCGTAAAATTATTTTAGAAGGGCAATTAGGACAAAAGTTTGGAACTTCACATTTATTCTGTGGGGATACTCCTGCGGAAGCTTTTCGCCTTATACAAGCAAACTATCCCGAATTTAGAAAATATCTTATTGAATGTCATGAAAAAGATATTGGATTCCACGTAGAAGTAAATAATCAAGAAGTAGATGCTTTAGAATGTTTGTTGCCCCTTTCTGAAGGTGATATAATAGTTACTCCTGTTGCTGCAGGTTCAAAATCTGGCGGAGCAAAACTACTTACCGGATTAGCAATTTTGGGGCTAATGTTTATTCCTGGAGGCGCCGCTTTAATAGGAGCAGGAGCCATGAGTAACCTAAGTATTGCCGGCTTCTTAGCAAATGCAGGGGGTATTTACGCTGCTGCTGGATTTGCTATAGCAGGTATAGGGCTAAATCTAGCTATGGCTGGTATTCAGCAGCTTATGGCTCCAGACCCTGCTACAGATCAACAAGAAGACGAAGGGTACTTATTTAATGGAGACGCCAGAAATATTGTAGAAGGAGACCCTGTTCCTGTATTATATGGTGAGCTTAGAGTGCCTGCTACTCCTATTTCAATCGAAGTAGTTGCAGGGTCAAAATATCCTGCATTAGCAACTCATAATACAACAGATAATAATGATGTGACTTATGAGGAATTTCTTGCAAGAGAAGAGCCTCGAACTTACAATGAACCTAATTATCCAGGAGAAGCAGCTTTTATAAAATGGTCATACGCATCAAATGCTAGTTTTGGAAAAAGTCAAGATATACTAATAACTAGTGTCATCTCCGAAGGGCAGATTCAAGGCTTAGTAAATGGAGCAAGTTCTGTATACTTAAATAATGATCCAGGACTAGACCCCTCTGACAGTAATACTTCACTGAAAGGTACTGAAACAAAAGCATCTCTTACAAATAATAGCAAATCTGGAACTTTAAATAAAACTAATGCTTCTACTGCTACTTCTTCTGAGGAAAGTGCAACACAAAAGATACTTGTTAAAGCCGCAGAGAGTACAACAAGTACAGTAAATATAGAATATGAGCAAACTACAGAAGCAGGGTGGCCGATTACTTATTGTACAGGAATAAGGCTCGTAACTAGTAGCGCATTCTTTTCTACTGATTGGGTAGGATATACTAGCGGAGTTAAAGTTAGAATTTTAAATTCTTCAGGAGTAACTGCCTATGAAACTTTTATATCTGAGTATACAAGCAGTACTTCAGTTTTATTAATGTACGATGGCTATCGAGCTCTTCCAGGAATTTTACAAGGTTCGAGTTATACTATTGAAATAGATATTCCCAAAGAAGGTTCTGTAGATGATAATGGAGATATTGATCTAACCGATAATTTTGGTGGAGATTCTGGTGAATATGAAGTAGAAGTTTTAGGTACAAAAGAAAACCCTGATCCTGGTGATACTATATTTGCAGCAGCAAAATACAAAAATTTTGCTGTTCAATTTAGAACAGGACACTTGTATCAAGAGCCTTTAAAAAACTTAGCTGGAGAAGGAGTTAGCAATACTGCAATAACCCAGTCATTGGGATCTGCAATTGTTGGTCCGGGCAATACAGGACAAAATCAATATGTATTTACAGATTCTGCTCTAGGATTAAGTCGCTCTCAGGCTACTGAAGCAGATGAAGTTTCTTTTTTAATTAGCTATGGATCTCTTATAAACTATGATGAAGAGAATGGAGAGCGCCCTGGTAAAGTGTGGTATAATATTGAAATAGCGTTTACTTTGGATGGTACAACCTATGATAGTTATATTAAGACACACGATTCAATTAGACATTATGGACAAGTTTCTTCTACATACACTGAATCCGAAAGTATTAACTTAGAGCAACATCGTCCTCATGGGGCAATTGGATTTAGAGTTAGAATATCTCGTTTAAGTGATAATGATAAAGCATATGAAGAACAGCTTTCACAGCCAGTTAATAATAGCTATACAAGCAGTACTCCGGCTACTATTGTAAGTGCTACTACTGTTTTAAAAGAGTCTCTTTCATACCCTCTTA